TTTTACATAATGGGAATTATAGTCCTAATTGTGTTATTCCAATTACAAGACAAGTTAAGAAAACCTGTCTATAGTAGAATGCACAATGTATGGAATGAAGATAAGGATAGTATCCTTATGGCAAATGCTATTGTAACAGTAATGTTAATCATGGCATTTATTCTTGGACTACATATGTAATTAGTTCTTGCCAAAGAAATCAAGTCCTTAGTTTACTAAGGGCTTTTTTTTGTGGGAAATTTTTTGTATATTATTAATAGTATTTATAATAAAAATAAAAAATTATGGACATTTTAAATTGGTTTAGTTGGACTAAACAAAACAGAGTAGTTACCTCAGTAAGTGATAATGCATTAATTGCTGTAGGTGAACCTGATCCAAACAGAGATGATAAGTATTTGACAGTTGCTGTTAAAAGATCTATTCTTTTACCTACAATACCAAGACTTCCTAACTATGTAAATGATGCTGCTGTTAATGCTGTAGTAGATACACCTTTAAAAGGTCAAATGTATTTTGATACTACATTAAACAAGGCTAAAGTGTATAATGGTTCAGCATGGCAAGCAATGAATTAATAAATTATAGATATGAGTTTTCAAGGACAAATAAATTTTGGGTATCCTATAACATCCCACAATATAATAACAACAATTCCTGATAATGCTGTGTTACCTTTATCATTAGGTAGCAGTTTACAAGGTAACATCTTAGGTATAAGTTTTGAAGATTTAAAAACAAACTTAAACTTATCTTGGGGAAATATTAGTGGTAACATATATGCTCAGAATGATTTAATGAACTTGTTTAATAATAAACAAAATACATTATATTCAGGAAGCAATATTAAAACCATTAATGGTAATTCTATTCTTGGTGGTGGTAATTTAACTGTTGGTATATCAGATGGTGATAAAGGTGATGTTACTGTTTCTAATAGTGGTAATACTTGGACAGTAGACAGTTTACCACAATCTAGAATAACCAATTTAGTATCAGACCTTGCTGCAAAACAAGCTACTCTTACATCAGGTACTAATATTAAAACAATTAATTCTAATAGTTTATTAGGTAGCGGAAATATTAATGTTGAACCAACTATAACAGCAGGAACAACTTCTCAATATTATAGAGGTGATAAGACATTTCAAACTTTAGACAAAACAGTAGTAGGTTTAAGTAATGTTCCAAATTTGGATACATCCGATCCTTCAAATATAGTTCAATCAGCAACTTATAGATTTGTAACAGATACAGAAAAATCTACATGGAATTCTAAACAAACAGAATTAGTATCTGGAAGCAATATTAAAACTATTAATGGTACTACACTTTTAGGTTCAGGTGATTTAACAGTAGGTATGCCAGATTTTATTGAATATAATACTACTGATAAAACTGTATGGAATAATGGTAAAGCAGATATAGCTACTAATACTTCATTTGGTGATTCAGCATTAAGCGTAAATACAACAGGAAGCAATAACACAGCGATAGGACATAGTGCATTAAAATTAAATACTACTGGGGCCTCAAATACTGGTTTAGGAAGAGGTGCTTTACACAATCATACTACAGGAGGTGAGAATACTGCTGTAGGTGCTACCGCATTATACAGTAATACTTCAGGAATTCAAAATACAGCAGTAGGTAGAAGTGCCTTAATTATGGCTACTGGCTCACAAAATACAGCCGTTGGTGCATTTGCAATGAATACTACAACTACAGGTTTTAATAATACTGCTGTTGGTATTAGTGCATTATATGCTAATACTACTGGTAATTATAACACGGCTTTTGGAGATAATGCAATGGCTAATAATACAACAAGTACTAATAATGCTGCTTTTGGTAGACAAGCATTAAAAGGTAATACAACTGGTGCAGGAAACTCAAGTTTTGGTACCGGGTCTTTATCGTTTAATACAACAGGTGTTAGTAATGTAGCAGTTGGTGAAAATGCACTAAGTAGCAATACTACAGGATCTAAAAACTCTGCCTTAGGTTCTTCCACAGTTTCAGGAAATTTTACAGGATCCGTTATATTAGGTCATCTTGCTTCAGCAACTGCAGATAATCAGTTTGTAGTAGGTTCATCAACTACAAATGCTGGAGCAGTTGCTACTGAAACTATTACACCTAACAGAACTTGGACAGTTAGAATCAATGGAGCTAACTACAAAATACCTTTATTAGCAATTTAATAATTTAAAATCAAAATAAAATGTCAGTAGAAATTTTAAAAGAAAAAGTAACAGCTGAACAAGTAGCAAAGTCTGTATTAGCAGCTTATGATAGTGTAAACTTAATCAATGAGTTAAGAGCAAAAGCTCAATTAACTGAAGATGAGCAAGACACTTTAACACGTAATGTAGATCATATTGCTATCATGTTAGGTAAAGAATGGTTTGCAACTGCATTAACTCCAGCACAAAAAAGTGAGCTAGAAGCTATTAAATAAGTTTAAATTTATTATATTTACAGAAAATAATATAAACCAAAAAAATTTAATTATGACTCCAGCTGAAGCATTAAATGTAATTGAACAAGCATTAAACCTTGCTAACTTAAAAGGTGTGTATTCTTTACCAGATGTTAATAAAGTATTATTAGCAGTAAGTACTTTCCGTAACTTAGAAGAAGTAAAAGCTTCTATTCCGGAATTAGTAACTGAGTAATTTTTACAGTAAAAATCTTAAACCCTGGATTAACTTCCGGGGTTTTTTTGTTTATGTGATTTTTTTTAGTTATATTAATATATAGCCTAAATATTTATATCATGTCAGTAGGGAACTTAAAAAATACAGGAAATCAAGGAAATAATTTTCCTTATCAAATGAAAACATTACTAGGTCTTCAACAAATAGTAGATGGTCTTTCTGGTATTGCGCCTCCAGGTGGAGCTGCTACAGAAACAACTTTGTTGATAGTTGAAGCTTATGTAGAAATAATTAAAAAGAATTCTATATCTAAAATAGGCAGGATTCAAGGATCAGCAAATTATAATAGAGTTTTAGCTTACAATGTTAATAATGATGTGACAAGTGTTACTCATACTGGAACTACTGAGTATGGTGTAGAAACTATTATTGAAACACTCAGTTATGATGAAAATAGAAATGTAACAGAAATTCAATACTCATAATTATGAAAAATAAATACAATCCAGTATCCGGTGAGTTTGATCTTGTAAATTCACTTCAAGACATAAGTTATGTACATACTCAATCCGTTCCTGCAACTACATGGGTTGTTACTCATAATCTAAATACTAAATGTTCTGTACAAGTAGTTGATGAAGATAAGAATGAAATCATTGCTCAGATTGACTGGATAAATAACAACACTGTAAACATAACATTTAATATTCCAGTTTCTGGATATGTTTATTGTAATTAATAAAATAAAATTGTATATTATATTATAACTTAAATTTAAAATAAAACAAAATGGCAGAAAAAAAGTTTTTTGTAGACATTAATCTACAAGGTAGTGCATTAACAAATGCAAAAATTGGAACTAATTCAGCAATTGGTTCAACGGAAGGTGCTTTTGGATATGATTCAGCTTCACACCGTTTACAATATTTCAATGGTTCAACTACTGAAAATGTTGCTAACTTAGCAGACATTGCAGCAGTAACAGGTGGTTTGATCTTCCAAGGTGGATATGATCCAACAACAAATACTCCTGATATTACTGATGGAACAGCATTTAAAGGTTTCTTTTGGGCAGCAACTGCAGCAGGTACTTTCTTAGGAGAGTCTGTACAAGTTGGTGATTCAATTGTTGCTAAAGTTGATGCAGCTGGTGCTACATTAGCTGACTGGTTGATTTTACAAGGTAACATTGTTATTGCTACTGATTCAGTTGATGGTATTTCTCGTTTAGCTACACAAACAGAAGCTAATGATGGTACTGAAGCTGGTGCAGTAGTTATTACTCCTGCTACATTACAAGGTAAAATTGATGCTCAAATTACTCCTGAGATTTCCAATAAACTACCTCTTACTGGTGGTACCATGACTGGTAATATTGACATGAATTATAACGATGTTAATAATGCTGTTCTTAGGGGTACATTAATTGGTGATACTCTTGATGCACAAAATAATAGTATAGCTAATTTAGCAGCACCAACTAACGGTGGAGACGCAGCTAATAAGACTTATGTAGATGATAATACATCTAACAAGTTGCCATTAGCTGGTGGTACTATGTCGGGTAATATCAATATGTCAGGCAATGAAGTAACGGGTGCAAGTGCTGTGCGTACTGGTAATTTATATTCTTCATCAACAGGTGATAGTATTTATGTTCAAGAAAATTTAGATTTTGAAAATGAAAAATCTATCATTAACCTACCAGCACCAACTAATGACGGAGATGCTGCTAACAAAATTTATGTTGATGATGCTGATGCTCTTAAATTAGACTTAGCTGGTGGTACAATGACTGGTAGCATTAACATGGCTAGCCATAATATTACTGGAGCTGATACTTTAGGTACTATTGATTTAGAAGTTGAGCAAATTTATGCTCAAAACCCAGTTGGTGTTAACACTGATTTGGATTTTAAAAATTCACATTTACCAACTAACTTACCAGCACCAACAAATAACGGTGACGCTGCTAACAAACAGTATGTTGATACAGCAGAATCTAATGCTAATACTTATGCTGATGATGCTATTGCTACAATTTCAGGAAAAATTACTATTCCTGTTTCAGGTTGGTTAAGTGAATCAACTGGTTATTACCAATTTATTGATACGTCTGCTTTTGGTAATCATCAGCTTATTACACAAGTTGTTGATGCAAATAATACAGTAATTGAATTAGATCTAGTGTTAGACCCTAATTCAACTACTGTTCGCAGTAACATTTTACCATCAGAAAACTTCTATTTATTAGTAACTAAAGTTTTTTAAAAAAATAATTAATTACTAAAAACTTAAAACCCACTCCATAATAGGGGTGGGTTTTTTTAAATATAGTATATTTGTAAAAAATAATAATATGGCAGAGAAGAAGTTTTTTGTTGATATCAATCTTCAAGGGAGTGATATTAATAATTTAAGAGCGGATACATTAGATATTACAACTAATTTAGCAAGTGCTAATACTAAAAGAATAGTGTATTGGTCTGGCCAATATTATTATTCAGATGGAACATCTTGGATTGCATTAGGTGGAAGTGGAAACTTACCAGCTGGTGGTGCAACAGGAGATATTCTAGCAAAAGCAAGTGGTACTGATTATGATGTAGAATGGATAAGTAACTACACTAGTACAGTACAACATGAAGTAAAAGCCGGAGTTGCATTAACAAAAGGACAAGCTGTTTATGTTAGTTCAGCAAATGGTACAAACATGATTGTTTCTAAAGCATCAAATGCATCAGAATCAACATCAAGTAAAACAATGGGGCTTGTAGCAAGTTCAGCCGCATTAAATGATATTATATTTGTTATCACTGAAGGTTTGCTTACCGGAACAGGTGGAGCACCTTTAGATACAAGTACTGCAAATGCAGGAGATCCTGTATGGTTAGGTACTAATGGTAACTTAATTTTTGGTTTAGCAAATAAACCAGTAGCTCCAGCACATTTAGTATTCATTGGTATTGTTACCAGAGTGAGTGCTACTGTAGGAGAGATCTTTGTTAAAGTACAAAATGGTTTTGAATTAGGAGAACTACATGATGTAGATGCTTTAAATGCATCTAATAATGATGGTTTATTCTATAATACAACTACTAGTTTATGGGAACATAAATCAATAGCTACTGCTCTAGGATATACTCCGGAAAATCAAGCTAATAAATCCACTAGTACTTCATTAGGTACATCAGATACATTATACCCAACACAGAATGCTGTTAAGGTTTATGCAGATAATTTATTAGGTAATGCTAACGCATTGGTTTATAAAGGAACAATTGATTGCTCAACCAACCCTGATTATCCAGCTGCAGATGCAGGTTGGATGTATATTGCAAGTGTTGCCGGTAAAATAGGTGGAGCAAGCGGTACAGATGTTGAGGTAGGAGATATGATTATTTGTAATACAGATGGAACTGTGTCAGGTGATCAAGCTACCGTAGGTCAATACTGGAATGTAATTCAAAAAAATATTGTAGGTGCTGTAACTGGTCCTGCAAGTTCGATTAATAATACTTTACCTGTATTTGATGGTACAACAGGAAAAATAATCAAACAAGGGATCATTACTGATACTGGAAGTAGAATTGGAGTAGACATAATATCTCCTACTGCAAAACTACACATATCTAATATAACTACAGATGATTCATTCTTGGTAGAAGATAGTACAAACCCTGACTCAACTCCTTTCATTATTAATAATGCTGGTAATGTTGGTATTGGTACTACTAATCCATTATGGAAATTTCAAATACAAGATGCCGGTGGAGATTCTGTAAGAATAAATGTGCCAGATGACACAAAATTTAATAGAATATTTTTCCAAAAACCATCTCAATTATGGTCAACTGGATCTATTAATACAAATGATTTTGTTATTGCTGATGAAACTGCTTCAGTATATAGAATGAGAGTTTATGCTAGTACTGGAAATATTGTCTTTAATCCTGGTAGTACTGGATTAATGAGTATTGGTGTAAATTCACCATCAGCTAAATTTCACATTAATAATACAACAAGTAGTAATTCATTCTTAGTAGAAGATGCCACTAATCCAGACTCATCACCATTTGTAATTGATGCAACCGGTAGTGTTGGTATAGGTAGACAACCTACAAATTATAAACTAGATGTTGCAGGATCTATATACGGATATGGTTTAGGCTCAGGTACTTTTGGTATTACGGGAGAAAATAATGGTGACTCAGCTGGTACATACATCGGTGTTAAAGGATCTGCAGCTAAGGATGATACTCCAGTTGCAGGCAATGCATATATTGGAGGTTGGTTTTATGCTTTTGGTGGTAATAGTTACTCAGTTATGTTACAAGATGGAACTGAAGGGGTAGCTGGTAGATTCCTTAAAAATATGGATACTAACGGTAAAGCTAACTGGGCCACCTTGACTGTAGCAGATACAGGTCTTACTTTAACTACTACAGGTAGTTCAGGTGCTGCAACTTTAACAGGAAATACATTAAATATTCCTACTTATGAAAGTTCATTAATTCCTAAACTACAAGGAAATGAAATTTGGAGAGGTAGTACATTTAGAAATAACTCTACAACTATTGATACTACAGCAGGTATTATTTTATCAACAACTGGTACTAACACTGCTAGATCAGTAGGAACAACCTCTTATGCTGCAAGAGGAATAAGATTAGGTGTTGCAGCTACAACTGCATCAGTTGGTAGATATCAAGGAATGAGAGGAGCCGCATTATTATGGTATGTAACAGGTGGATTCTTATATACTGGTGAATTTAATATATCTGATACTGCTTTTGTAACAGGTACGCATAACTTCTGGGGATTAGCTTCATCTACTTCTGATTTATTAATAGGTGGTGTTAATAATGATCAACCGTCAGCATTAACAAATATTATTGCTTTTGCTAATGATTCAGGAGATGCTAACTTGCAAATCATGTATAATGATGCAAGTGGTACAGCAACTAAAACAGATTTAGGTGCTTCATTCCCATCAAACAGAACTGCTGGTGCAGCAGTTACTACTATTTATGCATGTTATTTATACAACGCACCTAACTCAAATAATGTTATTTACAGAATTGTAAATAAAGAAACTGGTGCAGTAGCACAAGGAACATTAACTACAAACCTTCCTGCATCAACAGTAGGTTTAAATTTCTTTGGTGCAAGAACAATGGGTACACCTTTAGGTGGTGTAAATAACTCAGGACAATTTGATGTTTATAGATTAGGTGTTTATTCTTTATAATTATGAAACAGTTTACATTATCAACAAGTTATTACGTAGAGCCAGATTTAGAGGCTATTGTTTGTTTAAGACCATCTGATCCACAGATATCAGATTACATAGCAAGTTACTTTCCTTTTCCTAATGAACAAGAAGCTTTAGATAACATTTATGAATTAGCTATAGTTCATAGACCTGTTTTATTTGAAAAGTTTCAGGCTATGGATAATGTTCCTAGTGAGGTCAGAGATATGTATTTTTTATAGGTTTATTTTAAAATTTTTTGTATATTATTATATATATTTTTATAAACTTATTAAACATGGATTCAAGTACACTAACAATTGTATTATTCATTGCAGCAACAATAGTTACTGTCTTTGGTTTCTTTTTAAAGAATGCTTACAATGATACAAGAAAAGACATTGAACTTTTACTAAAAGGAGCTCAGCATCATGCTGAAGAACTTGGTAAATTAAAAGGTAAGATTGAATTAGTTGAGCAAGAAGCAAGACTTAAATATCAAGCTATCCAAGAACAAACACAGTTGGAGATAAAAAATCTTGCAAGAAATGTAAGTGAGCTTTCAGATGCTGTTAGACAGTTTGTAATCAATAAATAAAAGCATGAAAGAATTAAGCTTAAAAGAAAGATTTAATGCTCCTACACCAAAGTTCTGGAAAAAAGTACAGAGAGTAGGTTTAATTTTAACTGCTTTGGGAGCAGCATTAGCTACAGCTCCTGTAGCATTACCAATAGCAATAGTAACTGCAGGTAGTTATGCAGCGTTTGGCGGAGGCTTGATAGCAGCAATGTCTCAGTTTACAGTAGATGATTCATCAACAGATTTAAAATAGAATTGTATGACTAATGTAAGAACATATAATGATGTACAGCTTTTGAACAAAGTTAAGTCATTAAAATCATTTACAACTCTTCCAAAAGGCTATTGGATTCTTGGTGTAAGATCAAATGAAGATGCAGCAAACAAATTTGATGACAAATTTTATTTATTTAATGAAGGGTCTTTTGTTAGTGTTACATCTGGTACAACAAATCCTGGTACTCCAATTTTAGAAGGAGGTTTTTTAAAATACAACAAAGCAGGAGCAGCTGTAGTTAAATCAGATGAATGGTATTATGATGTGTGGACTTATGGTCTTCACCTGGGTAAAATGCCTGCATTGAAACAAGTAGCTAATTTTATTGTATATAGAGATGGAGACATGGACAAAAAATCAGAAGAACTTGGTACTCCAATTAAAGGTGCTGGTTATGGTATTAACTTTCATGCTGCTACTTATGACAATAACTTTAAAGGCTTGCAAGAAAACATTGGAAATTGGTCTGCTGGTTGTCAAGTAGTAAATAATAAACAAAAACATTTAGAATGGATTAGTTTATTAAAACCTCAGAAAAGAATTAGTTATGTTTTATTAAATGAATTTGAAGTATGAAATTTAGAAACAATTGGAAATCTTTAACTAAACAGTGGGATAAGTTTATCATTAAATTAAGGATATCTAGCATTGACATATTCAGTATTGAAATTGATAAAACTAGAGAATTTTATTGCCTTACTCTACTCAATTTTACAATTAAAAATAGGTAACACTCATTACGGTAATCTACATTACTATAATCCAGATGCAATAAGTGTCTGGATTTTTTGTTTTAAACATTACAGATTTAAACTTTATTAGTATATTTGTTTAAACTTAAAAAGTATAAAACATGTCAAACCAACCAGAAGAGCAAGAGTTAACTCAAGAGGAGTTAGTTGCAAGAAAAGAAGAAATGAAAGCATTTTATGATGATTCAATTCCTTACTTAAAATCTCAAGCAGAGTATGAAAAGCTTTTAACAGAAATTGATGAGGCAAGATTTAAAAGATCTACATTGAATTATCAATGGGCACAGTTTATAGCTAAGACATCTCAAGAAGCTCAGTACAATGAAGAAGGTGAAGATGAGTCAGAAACAGAAAGAGCTCCTGAACAAGAAGAAACTCCTGTAGCTGAAAGAAAACTTAAAAGATCATAAGCAATGGCAATAGTTAACCAAGTTCAGAAAAAGGTTAAGATGCCTAAATGGGATGTGGTTAAATTTCAGATCTTGACTCACTGTTATGTTAATCATATAACAGTGAGTGAGTCTGATCTCAATTGTCTTACATTACTAAGTTTTAATCAGCCAATAGAATTAACACACTTTTGTTATGATGCTTCTGCTGAAGAAGAATCTATATTTAAAAGTCCGCAAACAGTTAGAAACTGTATCAACAAGGCTGAGAAAAGTAAACTAGTAGTAAAAGATGGAAGCAACAAGAAAATGATCATGTTAAATCCAGATTTAAAAATACAAACTCAAGGTACTGTATTGTTAGATTTTAAATTTTTAGGATATGAATCCCAAGAAAGCTAATAAACTATACAAACCAGTAGCTGAAGAATTACAAGTAGATGAATCACTTGTTGAGGATTTAGTTGAGTTTATGTATAAAAATGTAAGACAAAACTTAACCGGTTTAACCTACCCTAGAATAAATCTAGAAGGTTTAGGTCATTTTACAGCAAGACCTTTTTCAGTAAGAAGAGGTATTGAAAGGGCTCAGAAAGTATTATTAAATCATGACACTTCTACTTTTAGTGCTTATCACAACAAGAAACAGTTAGATGTAAAAGTCAAAGCACTAATTAAACTAGAAGAAATGATTAATGCTGAAGAAGAAAGAAAACAACAATTTAAAACCAAAAAGAATGAAACCAACAATTAAAGAAATTTGGAAAAACAGAACTCAGATAATGGAAGGAATAAAGAATTCTGTAATAAGAGATAGATTTGTTGAGGAAATAGCTGCAGCTAGAATGGAGCACTGTAATGCATGTGTAAGAAAAGATATTAAAGGTGACTCATGTGCACTAACAGGAACACAACCATGTTGTCAATTATGTGGTTGTTCATTAAAATTTAAAGTTAGATCTCTTTCATCAGACTGTCCAGACCTAAGATGGAAAGCAGTAATATCTGAAGAAGATGAGGATAAACTAGATAATCTTAAATAAAATGTCAAAATCATTTATCCAACCAATAGGACTTGCGGATGGTATAACATCTAGTATTATCACCAGTAATAATAGTGGTACTGCTAGTTTTTCCCAAGTTCATACAATTCCTATACAAATTACAGATGAGGCAGGAACTGAAGATATAACAGTGACACTTATAAGATCTTTAAAGAAAAATAATCTTATTATGTTTCTTAAAATACTAGTATTAGAAGGTAAGTTTACAAAAGAAGAAACTGTTAATATACTAAACATGATTGAGTCAAATGATGAAGCATCAAAAGAATTAGCAGCTACAATATTAAAAAATGAAGGTTATGAGTATATATTTTAGTGCAACAGATCACAGTTATAAAAGCTTAGAAGCGGAAGATAAAATTAATTGGACTAGTGTGACAACTTTAGTTTCTCATTTTAAAAAACCTTTTGATGCTAAATCTATTGCTGTAAAAGTTTCTAAGAATAAGAGATCAAAGTGGTATGGTATTGATCCAAAGAAAATACAAGAGATTTGGGAATCTGAATCTGAAAGAGCTGTTACAATGGGAACTTATTACCACAACCAGAGAGAAGCGGATCTTTGTGCATTATCATCACTTGAGGTTGAAGGGAAGAACATACCAATTTTCATTCCTAATGAAACAACAGAAAGTGGTATAAAACTTGCACCTAGTCAAAAACTAGAAGAGGGTGTATATCCAGAACATATGGTATATCTTAAGTCTGCAGGTATATGTGGCCAATCAGATTTAGTTGAAGTAGTAAATGGTAAAATAAACATCATTGACTACAAGACAAACAAAGAGATCAAGAAAGAATCTTTTGTAAACTGGGAAGGAGCTTCTGATAAATTACAAGCACCATTGGATAACTTGGATGATTGTAACTTTAATCACTATGCTATACAACTTAGCATATACATGTACATAATGCTCAAGCATAATCCTAAATTAAAACCAGGAAAGATGTTTATTCATCATGTTGTATTTGAAGTTGAGTCTGAGGATGAGTATGGATATCCTGTAATTAAACTTGATCATAATGGAGATCCTGTAATAAAAGAAGTAATTCCCATGGCAATTCCGTATCTTGTAGATGAGGTTAATGCTTTGATGCATTATATCAAAGACAATAAAATTGTAATTAAAAAGAAATAGCATGTTAGTAAAACTATTTGATGTACAAAATGGTGTAGTAATTCCAACAGAGCATTGCTACACTCTTAAAGCTTTAAAAGATATCATGGATAACTATCCTGATGATCACTTAAAGATCTATCAGTATTTGTTTTATATGACATGTCCTAATCCGGATATGAATCCATTTTTTAATACACCTGACATAGATAAGGAAGCTTTAATTCTACAAGAGATAGAAGCAGAGTTTTCTACTGAAGATGATGATATAGGTATTGCATTATTATTCTGTCAAAGAATGTATGAAACACCTACATCCAGAGCCTATAAAGGTATGTCTTCAATGTTAGATAGATTAGCCAGATATATGGAAACAACTCCTATTACAGCAGGTAGAGACGGTAACATCAATTCACTTGTTGCTGCAGCTAAAAACTTTGATCAGATTAGAGCATCATTTAAAGGAGTTTACAAAGACTTACAAGAAGAACAATCCAGCAAAGTGCGCGGAGGAATTGGATTGGGGTACGATCAATAACTAACTGATAATGAGAGAAATATATCAAGACATACCCACTTGGGATAATGGAGTTTGGACAACAACAGACTTTGATTCAAGAGAAGCTTTTGCAGATTTTTTAATAACTAATGTTTTTAAAGAACCTGGTAAGTATGAATTTAATGAAACTACTACAAAGCTATTTACACAAGAATCAACAAAGTTTAATAAAGACAAAGTATTCTGTGTTGCTCCATTCAAATCTAAAGATTTTATAACCTATTGGGATGATCAGAAAGCAAAATGCCGAAGAGGTCTTTTAATAAAAGACAAAGGCAAAGTCTGGTATATGACAAGAGACTACTATATGTGGTTGAATTTCTTACCTATCTTCAACAAAGAGATTCAGAAATTTGGTTTTGCTGATATCAGGGATGCTCAGTATCACATGGCCTTATATGAGATAATAGCAGAGTTAACTTACAAGCATGTTGCTATACTTAAAAAAAGACAGATTGCTTCTTCATACTATCACATGGCTAAGTTAATTAATCAGCAATGGTTTGAAGAAGGGGTTACTCTTAAGATTGGTGCAAGTCTTAAAGACTACATCAATGAAAAAGGATCCTGGAAGTTTTTGCAAGAGTACGCGGCTTTTCTTAATGAACATACTGCATGGTATAGACCAATGTCACCGGACAAGGTTATGATGTGGCAACAGAAGATTGAGGTAAGAAGAGGAGATAGAAAAACAGAAGTTGGTCTTAAAGGTACTATCCAAGGTATGTCATTTGAAAAAGATCCGACAAATGGTGTAGGGGGTCCGGTTAAATACTTCTTTCATGAGGAGGCCGGGATTGCTCCAAGGATGGATAGTACATATGAGTATATGCGTCCAGCCATGAGATCTGGTTTAACTACTACCGGTGTATTTATAGCAGCAGGATCTGTAGGGGATTTATCTCAGTGTGAACCATTGAGAAAAATGATTATGTACCCAACAGAGAATGACATATGCGCTGTAGAAACAGACTTACTAGATAATAAAGGTTCTGTAGGAAGATCTGGATTATTCATTCCTGAACAATGGTCTATGCCTCCATACATTGATAACTTTGGTAATTCACAAGTACAAGAAGCACTAGAAGCACTAGATGATCAGTTTGAAAAATGGAAAAAAGAACTTGCTCCAGAAACATATCAGTTGAGGATTTCTCAGCATCCAAGAAACATTGAAGAAGCTTTTGCTAACAGAACTATATCTAAGTTCCCAATGCATCTTGTAACTGCGCAACAAAGAAGAATTGAAGATAAAGAATATGCATATGAATTCTTAGAATTAGGTAGAGATGCTAATGGAAAAATTCTTCCAGAACACAGTAACAGAAGACCAATTACAGAATTCCCAATTACAAAAAATACAGAAGATAAAACAGGTGTTCTTGTAGTATGGGAAAGACCTGTAGAGAATCCAAGCTTTGGAATGTATTATGCTTCTATTGACCCCGTGGCAGAAGGTAAAACAACTACCTCAGAATCATTATGTTCTATATACATAATGAAAGCACCGGTAGAAGTAACAAAAGTAACAGGTACTGAAACAGAAACATATATTGAGCCAGATAAAATTGTAGCTGCATGGTGTGGAAGGTTTGATGATATTAACAAAACACACCAAAGACTGGAGACAATTATTGAGTGGTATAATGCCTGGACGGTAATTGAGAATAACATCTCATTGTTTATTCAGTATATGATCTCAAGAAAGAAACAAAAATATCTGGTACCAAAAAGTCAGATCATGTTCTTAAAAGACTTGGGTTCTAATAACTCAGTATATCAAGAATACGGTTGGAAGAATACAGGAACTTTATTCAAGAATCACTTATTAAGTTATGCAATAGAATACACCAAAGAAGAGTTGGATGTTGAAACCAAATCAGATGGTACTATTGTTAGAACAAAATATGGTATTGAAAGAATACCAGACATCATGTTACTCAAAGAAATGGCTGCTTACTCAGATGGAGTCAATGTGGATAGACTTGTTGCCTTTTGTGCAATGGTTGCTTTCATGAGAATCCAGCAAGCTAATAGAGGTTATGCTAAAAGAGTTATAATGGATGATATGGCTAAAAACTTGCAAAAGTCAGAAAATTTGTATAAATTAAATAATAGTCCTTTCCGTCATTTGGGTAGGACTGCGGGTAGTTCATCAGGAGGCCAAAATGTAAAAAGATCTCCATTTAAAAATATAAGATAGTTATGCCTTATTTATACAGACATATTAGATTGGATACTAATTTACCATTTTATATTGGTATAGGTTCTGAATTAAATTTTGGTAGAGCTTATGATAAAACAGAAAGAAGTAAGCACTGGAAGAACATTACAAATAAAACTGCTTATAAAATTGAAATAGTATTTGATGATTTAACTTGGGAAGAAGCTTGTCAAAAAGAAATAGAATTTATAAATCTTTATGGAAGACTTGATTTAAGTACAGGGAGTTTGTGTAACTTTACTAATGGTGGTGAAGGCGCTTTTGGTAGAAAGGTGTCTGAAGAAACAAGGCTCAAGATATCAAAAAGTGTTTCTGGAAAAAATCATGGTATGTATGGTAAAACACATACACCAGAAGCAATAAATAAAATAATAAACACAGCTAGTAAAAAAGTATTAGATGTAGTTAATAATATTGAATATAACTCAATAAAAGAAGCAGCACTTGCTAATGATATTAGACCGAATACATTGACAAGAAAACTATCAGGAATAAGAAATAATAATACTAATTTTATATTAATATAACATGCAAGTTTATAACGCTTTAGATTTAAAAAATGGTAAAAAAACTAAACATAATAGGATGGGATCAATCACCCAGCCTCTTCAGTTTATACCCCGTGTAGAAAAGGATGAAGAGTGGGCTGCATGGTGTCTTGATTGGCTTGAATGGAACGGCTTAAAGCAAATCCGTAGAAATGCGCGCAGACTTATGAAGAACTATAAGCTTGCAAAAGGTATTATAGATAAGTCAGATTATATAGTTGAGGAAAACAATGAAATGAAAGATATTGTTGATGTATTAACTAGAGAAGACTGGTCTGCCTTAGAGTTAAAATTCTATCCAATTATCCCAAATGTTATTAATGTTCTTGTAGCTGAATTTGCTAAAAGATCTACCAAACTTACTTACAGAGCTATTGATGAATTCTCATATAATGAGATGATGGAGCAAAAAAGAAAAATGGTAGAGGATACATTAATGGCTGAAGCAAGTACTCAAATACAAGCTGCTTTAATGGAACAAGGTATGAATCCAGAATCTCCTGAAGCACAGCAACAACTAGCGCCAGAAAATTTAAAATCATTACCACAAATTGAGCAGTTCTTTAAGAAGGATTACAAATCACTTGTAGAACAATGGGCTTCTCATCAACATAAAGTAGACGTAGAAAGATTCCATATGGATGAACTTGAAGAAAGAGGATTCAGAGATATGCTTATTACAGATAGAGAGTTCTGGCATTTTAGAATGATGGAAGATGATTATGATGTAGAACTTTGGAATCCACCTGTAACTTTCTATCACAAATCTCCAGATGCAAGATATATATCTCAAGGTAACTGGGTAGGTAAAGTAGATATGTTAACTGTTGCTGATGTAATTGATAAGTACGGATATGTTCTTACAGCAGAACAACATGAAGCATTAGAAGCTGTTTATCCAATCAGATCTGCAGGTTATGCAATAGGAGGTCAAAATGATGGTACATTCTATGATGCTACTAAGTCACATGAGTGGAATACTAACATGCCTTCATTAGCATACAGACAGTATACCACAATGATGGCTGGATCTGTATATGATGGTGGAGATATTATTAATCAGATTCTTTCTGAAGGTGAAGATTATTATGACCAAGGTACTGCTTATTTATTAAGAGTAACAACAGGTTACTGGAAGTCTCAAAGAAAAGTTGGACACTTGACTAAAGTAAAAGACAATGGTGAAGTTATCAATGAAATCATTACTGAAGATTATAAAGTAACTGATAATCCAATTTATGATAATAGATTATTTAAAAACAAAACTAAAGAGAATCTTGTATATGGAGAACATATTGACTGGATTTGGATTAATGAAGTTTGGGGTGGTGTAAAAATTGGACCAAATATTCCTTCATTCTGGGGTATGAATAATCCTGGTGGTTTCTCTCCAATCTATATTGGTGTAGATAAAAACCATATTGGACCTTTAAGATTTCAATTTAAAGGAGACAATAGTTTATATGGATGTAAGCTTCCTGTAGAAGGAGCCGTATTCTCTGATAGAAATACAAAGTCTACTGCATTACTAGACTTAATGAAACCATATCAGATTGGATACAATATTGTAAATAATCAGATTGCAGATATACTAGTAGATGAGTTAGGAACAGTAATCTTACTTGATCAGAATTCATTACCAAGACATTCAATGGGTGAAGACTGGGGTAAGAATAACTTAGCAAAAGCCTATGTGGCAATGAAGAATTTCCAGATGCTTCCATTGGACACCTCAATAAGCAATACAGAAAATCCTCTTAACTTCCAACACTTTCAAAAATTAGATCTTTCACAAACAGAAAGGTTAATGTCAAGAATTAAATTAGCTGAGCACTTTAAGCAACAAGCTTATGATGTAATTGGTGTTAATCCTCAAAGGATGGGTCAACAGTTATCACAAATGACTGCTACTGGAGTTGAGCAAGCTGCTTCAGCATCTTATGCTCAGACAGAAATATTCTTTATGCAACACTGTGATTACTTAATGCCTCGCGTGCATACCATGAGAACAGATCTTGCACAGTACTATCACTCAACAAAACCATCAGCTAGACTTTCATACATGACTTCTGATGATGAGAAAGTAAACTTTGAAATAAATGGTACAGATTTATTAATGAGAGATCTTAATATCTTCTGTAGTACCACAGCAAATCATAGAGCCGTCCTAGAGCAATTAAAACAAATGGCTATGACTAATAATACTACTGGTGCAACAATATATGATTTAGGGAAACTTGTGCAAGCAGATACAGTATCTGAAGTAAAT